CGCGCCCGGCGAACCGAACATGCCCAGCGGATCCGACCAGCCGAAGCTATAACGCTCGCGGCTCTTGTACCGGACGTTGCCGGTGTCGAAATCGCCGTCCATGCTGTTTTGCAGCGCGGTACGCACGAAGTGCTTCATGCCGTTCGGAACGTCGGTCGTCAAGAACCAAGCGTTCGTGTCGGTCAAGAAGTGGTTCACTGCGTAGCCTTCCGGAATCGCACCCATCGCCTTGATGGCGTTGATGTCGTTGTCAGCGGTCGCAACACGGAGTTCCGTATCGAGAAGACGCTTAGCAACGAACATCAAGGCCGGGGGAACGATGAGCTTACGGGGCTTCGCCGCGATCAAAAGACCGCGCTCGTCCGTCCAACCAGCAATCTGAATGACAGCCGCTTCCAACGAAGTCTCGTTGAGGTCCGAAGCCGTCAAACGGTTGCTGTTAACGCCACCCGAGACAAGCGGATGCGAGGCCGAGAACAACGGTTGACCGTCACCACCGACATAACCGGCAGCGAAGCCATTGTTCAGAACCGAGGCAGCCTTAACTTGCTTCGTGTACGCCATAGCGCGGGCAAGAGCCTTCGTGTAGCGCTTGCTGAGCGAGTCGTACAGGTTGTCTTCAACCGCTTCTTCCGTGATGGAGAAGCCGAGAGCAATCGTCTCGTGGTTGTAACGAGCCGTCCAAGCTTCCTGCGCGTTATCGTACGCAATGGCTTGGCCTTCCGGCTTGACCGGGGCAGCGGAGAATCCGCTCAGCTTCGTTTCTTCTTCAAAAGAACGCTCGGAGGTCTCAGTCTCGTAGATCTCCTTGTGCTCTTCGCCATACTGCTTGTACTCCAGACCGAACAGGGCGTTCAGGCCGGGAAGCAGCTCTTTCAGTAATTGTGCACGTGAAATAGCCATTTCTTAGAACTCCCTATTAGGTGCCAGTCGCGTTGTTATACGCGTGGTAGCCAGCGTTGAACTTGACGATGAACTCGACAATGTTTCCGCTGCTGTTGGCCGAATCGGTGACGATATCAACCACACGGAACGGCAACGAGGTCGTCACGTTGTTGATAAAGACACCCATCTTGCTGTCGCCCGTGACCGAAGAACCCGTGTTGAGGACGAGCTCCGCGTTCGTGCCAAACGAGTTGGCGCGGGAGAGATAGGCCGGGAGAAGACCGCCCGAAGTGCTGTTCGCAACGTTGCTCGTCACGTTCACAACCTTGAAGAGAGCGTTCGGATCATCACAGACATAAGCCGTGATGTCGTCAGCCGCAACGCTACCGGGGTAGTACTGCGAGAAGAGCTTCTGCTTCGTGGTCGGGTTCGTGTACGAACAGCCGAGGAACACACCGATCACACCCGCAATCGGGGAGGAATCGTTCTGAAGGGTCGTGATGATGACATTTCCCGACGAGTTCAACTGAACGACGTCGCCGTTATAGATGGCGGTGCCGTAGTTGTTACCAATCGCGATCTGTCGAGTAGCACCCGCAAACGGCAAGCCACCGATCAAATTGACCGGCTTCAAGCCATAAGGGGCATCAACAGTGGGGTAAGCCATTTGATACTCCTAAAATGAATTTATTTACCTTTGCCAAACGAGGTCGAGGAGCGTCGTTCATTGAACAGCGGCATCCGCTCGTCGTTCAGCCTCATAAAGTTGTTGTCCACAGACTGCATCTGAGACTGTGCTTGCCGTGCGTAATAATCATCACGCTGCTTCATCAGTTCAGCCGGAGCCTTACAGAGCAACAACCCGCCAATCTCAATGTTGTCTTTAAAACGACTGTTGGGATCAGCTTGCATCATCAATTTGGGTTGTTCAGAAGCCTTAACGGGCTCCCAACCTTCCCGGAACTTTGCGGACGTATTCGACGGATCAGCCTGACCCATGATCGAAGTCCGAATCCACCTGAACACCCAACCATCTTGCGGCTCCGGTTCAGGGAGCGTCTGCGGCGGGGTCCAAGCCATTTTACGTTGCGCGGATTCGCGGTTTTCGAGTTCGCGAGCGATTCTATTTTCAGCCATTTTAGTTAGTCTCCAGTTTCATTACTTCACGTGCGTACTGTTCATTGCTCAGTCCAAGCTTCTTGGCGATGGCAACTTGAGTCGGTGTCAGGCGGACCTGACGCGGCGCGGTACTCCGCGTAGCTGGAGCAACCACATTGGCTGCTTTTTGTGCGCGGGGCTTCTCTCCTCTACGGAAAGACTCCTCCGACGTTTGCTCAGCGGTATCCTCGAAAGCCTCGGGGTATCGCTTACGCATCGTCTGATCAATCGTCCGGTAGTAATCATCACTACGCGGGTCTACACCAGACTTGACCAGTTTTTCGTGCAGTCCAAGTGCGAGGGCGGTCATCTCCTCGTCAGCCCCGAACCATCTGTTACGTTCGCGCCAAGATTCCGCTTTAGAATCTGGAGCTACTGCAACTGATTGATTTGGAACACTTGTCTGTTGTGCCTGTTGTACACTTGATTCCTGCTTTTGTAAAGCAGGTTTAAATCGCTCCACCTCCTTAAGACGCATTTTCGCGTCAGTTAAGGCTTCCTGAGCTTCGGTTAGCTTGTCGGCGTCTCCCGCTTCATAGGCCTGTTTAATGCGCTCTTTAATAGACGCAATGTCGTTTGCGGCAGATCGACTAGCCTCTTCCACGTAAGCACGTTGCCCAATAGTGACCTTTTGGCGAAGTTGTTTAATTTCTTCTTCGCGGGCCTGAGCAAACCGTAGGGCTTCCTCACGTTCTCGTAGGGCACGTTCCTTCTCACGGCGCTCGTCGTGCCAGACCTTCTTCATCTGGGAGAGACGCTTCTTGACCTTCTCGGAATAGTCCTCAAGGTCGTCTTTATCAAGCTCATCTACTACCTCTTTCGGTAGCGGCTTGCGGCCTCGATCTTCTGGCGGGGTATCGTCCTCGATCTGGATTTCAAGGGTATCTTCAGCGGGTGTTGAAGCCTCTTCTTTCTCTACCTCGTCAGGGAATTTGTATTCTTCTTGCATGGTTTACTCCTTAAACGCGACGGATACCACGGGGATCGTCAACTACTGCTTCCACCGTGTCGTCGTTAATGATGCGGAACTCTCGTCCGTGGATAACCAACCGGGTACCAGCATAGGGACGGGTCAACACAAAGTCGCCTTCCTTACACCAAGCTCCAGTTGGGAAACGGTCCTTATCGCTGTAGCAAAGGTCACCCATCTTAATGACGAATAGGACGACCGTAGTCAGTTCCTCCGTCCTCTTGGTGTCCTCGGCTTTGATAATGCCGCCTTCGTATTCCTCTTCTACGTGCGGGACTGCACAGAGGATTCGGTACCCTTTCGGGTCTGGCAGTTGCGAGGCTTTCTTCGCCTCCTCCTGCGTCTTCTCAATATCAATATTACTCATCGTCGCGCTCCAAGCGTTTTGCAAGGTCTTTGATATAGCCATTTGCGAGGTCGAGACCCTGTAACGCCCCACATAGCCTTTTGTACTCACCCTCATCAAGTTTCCCTTGAATTAGGCTTTCTATGATCAACGTGCGCTCCTCCTTGAGTTTAGAACTCAAGTATTCAAGAGCGTTGGTATAAGACATGTATTACTCCTTGTTTTGCGGTTTCATCTCCCGATTTTGTTGGTCGCGGATATCACTGAGCCGGAGCCGTGCTTCCTCAACCATTTGCTGTACCTCAACGTCGGTCTTGTGCTTCTCAATGTCCACACCGAGACGAGCGGCGTCGAGTTCAGTTCTTGCAGCGATCTCCGCCTGACGGAGCCGCAGTTCATCTTCCTTGGCAGCAGCATCGACAAGATCCTTCTGCTGTTTGCGTTGTAGTTCAGCCTGCTGGATCTGCATCTCCATCTGGGCCTTCGCCTGCTTAGTCTGGGCCTCCATCTGCTTGATCTGCAGGTCCATCTGCTGCATCTGCACGAGCGGGTCCTGAGCCTGCTGCGCTGCCTGCTGAGCCTGAGCCTCCGCCATGTCCTTCTGCAGGAGCTGAGCCGCCGCTGCCGCAGCCAACTGCGAGAGCTGGACCTCGACCTGCGGGGGCAAGTAAGTACCCGGATCTTCCGCGCTAGGCGGCGGGGGCAGAGCAGCACCGAGTTGTTTCTCGATTTCGCGACGATATTTGAACGCCGTGTGCTCCATGATGTGAGCCATGACCGCTGCCATAATCTGTTGGCCCTGCGGGTTCTGTCCGACCGTCTGCATAATCATCGGGTCTTGCAAGAACGAAACGTGGGCTTGGAGATGGGCGTCGTGGTCTTGGTACATGAACGCCTTGGTCGGCTTACTGGTGAGGAAGCCCATGTTCTCGCTGATCGGATCAATCGGCTTAAGGTCATCCGTAATCGGGACAATCTTGTCAGCGTTTCGAACCCCCAACACCTCGATCATCTGACGGTGCAGGTAAGGTAGGTCGTAGAGTTGAGGAGCCGACTGGCTGAGTTGGAGAACCGCCTGATACTGGACGACTTTCTGCGACATCGTTGCCGCGTTGGGGTCCGAGACCGGGATGACATCGACATCATCGTAGTCCGCCTTCTTCGCTTTACGATCACCGACTTCCGGCTCGTACGAATATTCTTCCGGTGTGTAGTCCCGAATGATCCCAGCAAGCAGTTTGAACTCCTGCTTCATCGCGTAGTAGATGCGGGCCTGAACAGCCGACATCACCTTCAGGACTCTTTCTAAGATCGCAAGGGTGGTACCCACCGGAGCCTGCGAGGACATGTCCGAAACCTTCAGGTCCGACACCGCAGCGAAGCGACGGCCTTCCTCGACCACCCGGTCCATCAACTGAGCCAAAGTCTGGCTCGGTTCTTTGTATGGCAGTGGCAGGATGTTGTCGCGGATCGCACCACTCGGGATGTCTACGTCGCGGAATTCTCCCGGAGCAATAGGCGTATCGTCTCCCTTAATTCTAAGCCCGCGTGACTTGAGACCGCCCGGAAGGTTGCTGAGGGTTCCTGCGTCGATAAGCTGCCTAAGAAGTGATGTAGCAGCCTTAGAGTGTCCGCCGATAAGGTGGATGAGACCAAAGTAGTAGAACCCGAAGCCGGGGATGTAACCATAATGAACAAAGTGCTGTCGCTTGGCTTTGAGTTCATCTTCTTCTTTCCAGTTTCTACGAATGGCTAGAACCGTTCCCGTTCCCTTCTCAATCGTCACCACGTAAGGCAGCGCGATCCCCGTCTCGTTGTTGTCATCGTCCACATCCGGATAGCCCGGCAGGTCAATGTTTACGTGCATCTCAAGAAGCTGGAACCGGTCGTCCGTCGAGGCGCTAAAGCCCTGATCTTCGGCCTTCTGCTTCTCTACCTCGTCCATGACACGGACTGGGTCGCCCAAGTCCACATCTCGATAGAACCCAGCGTACTGAAGCTTGCGTACTTCGTTCTCGGTCTTACGCATCTTGTGCGTAACACGCTCTGCTGTCTCTAGGTTCGCCGCACCGTAGGGAACAACGATATCTTCAGCGGGGATATAGACAGCGGTCTGACGGTTGAGCGAGGGGTCAAAGTAGACTTTCTTGAACGCGTTACCCGAGAGGGCAAGGCTCAACAGCAAGCGCTCGTGCTCAGGGCGATACTCAGGCATCTGCTCCGTGAGCTTGTAGTTCATGTCGTCCGCAACGCGGATCGCAGCGTCTTTCTTCTCCGGGGTCTCACGACCAATGATCTTCGTCTTAACGGGGCCTGCTGCCGGGAAGGTCTCCATGATGGTCTCAGACTGGAACTTGACCGCGCTCTCCATGAGCAACGGGTGGAACACACCACAAGCCCCCGGCCACGGTTCAGTCCGCTCTTCGTAACGGATACCGAGGATCTTTAAGCCTTTGATGTAGGTATCGAGCCAATCTTTACGGGAGGCTACGTCCTGCTCGTACTGCCCCAACAACTCTGCCGCGAGACTCTGAAGTTCATTCTCACCGATATACTCGGCAAGGTTGGCGTTAAAATCTTCTGCACGGGGTTCGGCCTTGCCAAACTCGATCATCATCCCGTCAATACCAATCCGAATCTCTTCCGGATCTACGACCTCAACTTCAATCGGGGCCTCTTCGGCTGCAAGAGCATCCAGCCCGAGCGGGGCTTCATAGAGACCTTTATCCATGTTCGCAGCCATTTAAATCTCCTAGTAAAATCCTTCGCGGCGGTGGCCCTTAAAATATCGTGTGGGTTCTGGTTCATCTGAAGGCAGGCGTATAAAGCCCCCTTGTCTAAACCGAAGTAGGGCTAGGGTGGTCGCGTCCACCAAGTCATCGTGGGTGCCAGCGGGAAAATCGTTGCACTCTTCCACAACCTCCCATGCCCAACGCCGGTCAGGAACCCACACAATACCGGAAGAAAACAAGTCCGTCACGGCGTTTACACGCGATATCTTATCCTGACCCTTACCCGGCGTGAATTCTGAGATGGGCACCCCCATCCGACGCATCTCCTGATACAGCGCCGCACCGTTGGATTTCTTTTCCACGATGAAGGTATCCGGGTTCCAGTTTTTATATTCTTCCAGCACCATCGCTTTTAGCTCCGGGAACTCCAGTCTTTGTTTGATGCTGTTTAGGAGGATAATGTTGTAGTTCTGGGTTTCCTCATTTTTGAAGACGCCCCAAGTCAGCAGGGCATTAAAGTCCGACCGGTTTGTTTTTTCCTGAGCGGCGTCAAGCGACATAATGATGTGCTCACACTGAGGCGGGTCGTCTTTCTCCCACACCTGCCACCATTCCCGTTTAATTAACGCTCCCTCTTCCGAGGTCGGCTGCTGCATGTACTGGGCTTGCCAATACCGCACATCCATACTGGCCTTCTTCGCCAGCAACTCGTCAATGTCCCAGAAATCGGGCCAAAGCGGTTTCTCGTTTAGAATGGCCGGAAACTCGACCACTTCCCACTGATCTGCCCCGTCTTCACGGGTCATGTGGTCCACAATCTTGCCCGTCAAATCCATCTTCGACCACCGGGTCATCACCACGATGATCGCGCCTCCCGGCATTAGTCGCTGGACTGGGCCTGACTGGAACCACTCCCAAGCTGGTTCAAAAACATCTGCGCGACCTTGTTTAGCTTCCTGTTCTGAGTGGGGATCATCAATAATGAACAGATCAGCGCCTCGACCAGCAAGAGCACCGCCAACACCGATAGCAAAATACTCACCATTAAAATTAGTACCCCATCGAGAAGCAGACTTGCTGTCAGCTTGCAAAGAGACGTTAGGGAAGATGTCACGGTAATTCTCCGATCCGACCAAGTTTCTAACTCTTCTACCGAAATTGACGGCAAGGTCGGCGGTGTGGGACGCCATAATGACCTTCTTCTGCGGGTATTTACCCAAGAACCACGCCGGGGCTAGGTAGGAGATCATTTCGCTCTTCCCATGCCTTGGCGCGATGTTCACGATCACCCGTTTTTTCTTGCCTTCAGCAATTTCTTCGAATATTCGGGCTAGTCGGCGGTGATGGGGACCCACTTTGTAGCCGGGATACACGTGCTGAATGAAATCTAGGAAGGAGTCCTTGCCTAATTTCTGTGTGATTTGGCTTTGATAGGCTTTCAGGAGGTCGGCAACGCGCCTTTTCTCCTTGTCCGGCATCGTAGGCAGGGCAAGTTTCAACTTTTTCAGGTTTTCGGGGGTGATTTGCACGGGTTTTAGCTGTTTTCCAGCGGTTTTTCTTCGATCACCTTGTACTCAATCCCCTCCAGCACCGACATAAGCTCTTTTTCCACCTCTTCGATGGGCTTAACTTGGTGCGTTATCTCGCTACGCTTCTTAAATGCGTCTACCCCATCAACCTCTCCAAGCGCTTTCAGCGCCTGAATGCGGGTTTTGCTATCCGGTGCGAGTTCCAACTCAGCCAATAACCCATTTATCACCACATTCTTTAGCTCAACCAGATCTTCAACGACCTGAAAATTGAGTCGGGTGACGAGTCCAGCCAATGTTGCTTTGGTTGAGTCTCTGAGTAGCTCGAATTGGGGTCGGGTCTTTGGGTCCTTAACGAGTTGTAAGGCTATCTGCTGAGCCTTATCTAAATCTTCTTCATCCGGAATCACCGGATTGCCCGTTAAGTTACTGATTTCTAAAACAGTTTTAGCGATCCCCTGCAACTCATCGTGAGGGGTCATCTCCGGCAGGGCGGCTGCGGAGTTCTTAGGAAGAGGGATGTTCTCTTCGATTTCCGGCACTAGCGGTTCGAGATTCATTGGTTCCGTCTGCATGGGGCTTCACCCAAGTTGTGAGCTATATACCACAAAAAATGGTATGGAACCAAATTTAAAGCC